AGGCTGAATATAGAACTTGTTTTTGCTTTTGGAAATGATGCAGTTAAAGTAACAGTTACAGGTTCCAAATCATTATTGACCAATCTTAAAATTCTACCATTAACCCATTCTCTTCTATCTTTTCTTGCATTTTCAATTTTATAAGACATTACTGGGTCATTTGCACCTCCCTTTGGTGAGAAGTTTGCACTTACTATTTTATTTATTATAGCTCCACCTTGACTTTGTGCAGTTTGTTCTAAGTCTTTTTGTTGTCTTACTGCACCCAATTGAGATTGTAAACCTTCTATGATTGCATTTAATGAATTTATTTGTTGAATCAATGCCTCAATCTGTGCTTTAAATCCTGTTTTTTGTGATTGTAATGATGCTCTCAAAATACTCTCATCAACTGATTTTTGTAGTGATGTTGAAATTTGATTTGAAAAATCGTTGATAGTATTTGTCATAGTATCTATCTGATTTGCCAATGCATCATTCGTTTGTTCAATACTTAATCTATTATTAATTTCAGTTTGAACTCTTGCTTCTAATGTTATTATTTGAGTTCTTAAATCCGATATTGTTATTGTTAATTTTTGAACTTCTAACCTCAAATCTTCTACAAGTTCAACCTGTTCATTATATAATGGTCTTGGAACCAAATCTAAGTTAGTCGTTGGTATATTTGGTTTTAATTCTATTACTTCAACATCTATCGCTTTTAGTAATTCAACTTCATCATATTTTGGTTTAGTTAGATTTTTAAATATTAACGAAGATGCTGGATTTGATTCTTCGACTACCGTTACTCCAAATTCATTTTTTGTGACAGCAGCGGAACCAGAAACTTTTAAAATATTTTCTAAGGTAATTTTATTTGATTCCTCTAATTTTTCAGCTATTGATTCTAAATTTGTCATTATATAACATCAAATATTAATTTGTCATCAATTATTTTTGAAATACCATCAACTTCAACTTTTAATTTTAATCTATAAGTTCTATTGATTGGATAAGTATTTGTATCTAAATAAAAATAGTTTGATTTAGAATCGCAACTTAATTTAGAATAATCCCCAAATGGAACAATTACTTCGTTTGTTCTATAATCTTCAATTTGATAATATGAAGATGTTGGTAAATATTTTGATTGGTCATATTCAAATGCAGTTACGAAAGATTTTATAGGATAAATATCTCTACCTTTAACTCTTACTTTTGTTTTGGTATTATAAAAGTATTCTTTTTGTAAATTTGTTACTACCACTTTAGAATTCTCTAATACATCCGAATTTATAGAGCCTGTTATTGGTGATAAAGAACCTGTTACAAATATAGAATCATCCCAAACTATTTCTAATTTAGGTTCATATATTGTATTAGTTTCTTTTGAAAAGAATTTTAATAATCCATAATCCAAAGTATCTGATTCACTATTTAAACTATGATGAATTACAAATCCATTATTAGGTAGAGAACCACTTAACCACAAATTTATGATACCAGTTACATCCATTCTAATATCATCTGGTTCATTATTAAATGATTGTGATGCCTCACTGCCCGTATACCAAGTACCACCCTCTGCATTTGCAGAACCTGTTGTTCCTGGTGCAAATACGGCAGTTCCTGCTATTACATTATCTTGCCAAGTATTAACACCATCTCTATAATACCAGCTAACACCATCCGATGTTATGTTATCAAATTTAGTACCAGTACCCATTTCCCAACTTTGAGAAACGGCGTTTGCATGTATCGTATATTCCAAAGGAATTTCTTCAGAATTTGCAGACTTAAGATTTAAGTATGCTTTCCAACCACTACCCGTTTCTAAATTAGATACATTGAACTTAATAAAAGTTCTTGCGATATCTTTTACCCCCCCGTAATAAAGTTTACCTACTTCTAATATCTCATCTCTACCAGCATTCTGGTCAGGTTGTTGTAGATATACACTTGCGTCATATGATGATGTATAAAATTTATGCATTATATTGCTCTCCCTTTAATGTCTTTATTTGGATATTTAACTTCGAATATTGATGGGTCTAAAGATGGATATATAATCTTACCTTTAGTTGCCTGTTCTATATTATATCTATTTGGTGAATAATCTTCGTTATTGTCACTTCTACAAATATTTGATATTTTTACCGAAGGTACACTCATAACACCTTCTACATTTGCTAAAAGTAATTCTATTTCGGAAATGTTAATTGGTTTGTTAAATGTCCAATTATCTATGTGAAAATGTTCTTGTAATTGAGTTAAACATTCTGCAAGAACTTCTCTCTTATTATAATTGGAATATACGTTTATTTCAAAATCTACACCAATATTGACAATAAAACCATCTATAATATTTACGGCATCTGTTAACATTCTGTATTCGCCAATATATGTTTTTAGATTTTCTTTTACTGCTTTATTTAATAAAGATAATTTTTTATTTTGGTTGTAACCCAAAACATACATATTGATTGCAAACGGATTATTAACCTCACCAATTGATGTTTTCTTTTGAGTAAGATATTTAACTAATTCGGTTTGAATTTGTTGTGTTGTTGCTGTTTGTAAAGATTGAACTACATTAACAAATTCTGTAATATTTTGTGGAGATGCTAAAATAGAAGAAGGAGAATTATTATCAATTTCACCATCAGGCGAAACATATACTTTTGTAACACTTCCATATTTTTCTGGCATACTAAGTGCTCTAACAATATAATCTTGCCTAGTCACTGCTCTATTTTGAGAACCGAACATTCCTAATGCATTTTGTCTGATTTCTTCGATTGATTCTGCACCTCTACCACCAATTGCTGCTTCTATGTTTTCAACTTCAACACTTGCTTTAGTTGCATTATATAAAGGTAAATCTTCTACTGCTAATAAATCTTCTACAAATTGTATATTTCTTATTTTTGTTAAATCACCGGTATTAATATTTGATTGTATACCACCACCAACTAAATATTTTATAGTTAATGTTTTATTTTGTGGAACAATACCGAATGTATTTGTTTTTAAAAAATTAGATGGGTCAATTCCTTGATTTAGTCTTTGAACCGAATTTGCTAATCCCAATCCTACATTTTTTGGATTTGGCAAAATTTGACTATCATCCATATTTGTATCACCACTTCCAAATTGTAAATCAATAGTATTATCATTATTTACTTTTATGGAAAATCTTCTTGGAACTTTTTGAAGTTCTAAAATGTATGGAACCGATATTGAATCATTACTCAACTCACCTGTATTACTTTCAGTATTTGGTTGCTCTACAAAAATAGTTTCTTGTGCTAAATACGGAACTTCATACCATTTTGTTCCATCCTCTTCCTCTACTGAGATTATTGAAATAATATTTTCATCAGAAATTGTTTTACTTGGATAATCTACATCAGAATCAAACTGAATCGATGTTGTTTTTTCAGTAGCCGATATTACTTTTACTTTTTTTGTAATTAAATATTTTGTAGGTTGGCCATCTGCCTGTCTTTCTAATACATCTATTTCTCTATCGGTTGGGTTTGAGAAATCAACCATATCAATACTTCTAAATATAATTGAAGAATCGATGGATGATTCTACTTCCATACCTTCTTTTATTTTAAGATAATATGTTTCATCTGGAGCGTTATTGTTACCACTACCACTAAATGGAACTATTTGATAAACATTTAATGTAGTAACTGCTGGTGTTGTAACTTTTGGTTTGTATCCCATAGATTGTGCCAATGCAATCACATTTTTCCTTTCAGTTGCATATGATAACATTGATTCCTTTAATTGTGTATCTTGATAAAAAGATAACATATCACCAATGGCAGCTGCTTGTTCAACAAAGACCATACCAGGTGAAGATTCATTAAAATCAGAATAGGTATTTGGAAAATATGTTTTAGTAAATTCAATAAGATTTTGTTTTAATGTTGCAAAATCTTTTCCTACATAGGATATTCCCTTTTTATCATTTCCCCAATTTTTATCTAAAGGTTTAAGTGCCATTTTTATTAATTATTATTTACAGTTATCTGAACTGATTCTCCTAAGTTTGGGTTTGAAACCAGAGAAAATTTTAATTCTAAATTTATTCTGTTGTTATCAATATCATTATCATCATAATCAAATATGATTTCATCTATATTTAAATATGGTAACCAGTTTGAAACAGCATCTAATACAGCTGTTTCTATTTTATTTTCAATTAGTTCACCATCTAATTGTTCAAATACTACTTTCCAAATATCACATCCGAATGTTGGATTTAAAATTCTTTCACCCTTTTTTGTTAGTATTAAATTTTTTAAGTTATCTTTTGCTTGAGTAAGTGTTGTATAATTTACAGAAAATATTCCAGCTTTATCGGAACTTTTATTTATTCCAATACCAAGAACTTTATAATCATTTTCTGTTAAATCTACTACATTAACTTTACCCAACTCTATTGCCATTACTTAAATCTTTTTACTAATTCTGAATAATCTCTTGTCAATGCTTTTATTGTAGCATCTTGTAACCCATCACCGGTTGATTCAAAGTTTGGTGTATTTTGTGGTATATCATGTATCATTCTATAATCCATAGTTTCCCAATCTTCTTCCACACTCTTTTGAGGTTGTAACATATCTAATACACTACTAACTGCAACTGCACCCTCTTTTCTCTGCTCAGGAGTAAATGGTTGTGTCATGCTTAATACTTCATTTAATATTGGATTTTTTGTATATTCCTTTACTTCTTGTGGTCTTTGTTGTTGAATT